ACCATCAGCTTTAAGTGTTACTGCACCCGATGAAACTGTAAAGTGATCACTGCTAAATGATGCTATACCTTTATTGGATGTTGTTGCATCTTCACCTGATATAGTACCACCTGAAACATCGATACCTTCACCAGCCGCAAGATAACTTCCAACTCTTGCATCAGTATAATAAAGATTATTACCTTCAGTTAAGTTTGTAGTTGTAAATCCTGTTAAGTTGCGTGTTCCAATTACAAGTGCGTGACCCATATAACCATGAGCTGAACACTGATAATGTAGTACTGGAGGAGTAGCCTCACTTACAACAATTTCTAAATATGTTGAAGTTGTTGTAACGCCACTAGTAAATGCTGTTGTTTTTGCAGCGTCATAATAAAGTCTAAATGGGTGACTTGACATATCACTTGAACTTAGAGTAAATCTGTAAGTTCTACCGATTTGTAAATGTACTATCGGTGAGAATGTGCCATCAATTAAATATCCGCTAGAACTTCCTGTTCCATTATAAACATGTGAAGCTGTTTTAGATGCAACCGTTACTGCAAAATTCTTTGTAGTTGCATCGTGTTTATTTCTTTCAACTGCAGTATTTGCAGAATCTTTTGCAAAGAAATAATCACTATCAAAATTGTCAGCCGTGTAAACTGATTCGACATCAAAGCTGAATTGACCAGTTCCTGAGTTATATGATAGATCACCACCAGCTGAGAATAAACCTCTTATTTCTGATGAATCAACTGAAATATTACCAGCAGCTATATCAATACCATGACCACCTGCAAAATGTGCTCTTGTTTCTGAGGCACTTGGTCCTGTGTAAGTAAAAATACCAGTAGCAGAATCATATGAGAAGCTTCCATCTCCACCAGCATCTATTCCAACTAAAGCACTTCTTGCCGCAGAATCTGCTCTTGCAGTAGTATAATATAAATTGCTACCTTCCGATAAGTTGGTAGTAGATTTTGCATCAAATGCAGAATCAATATCTGAATCTGTTCTTGATTTTAAATAATATAGATTAGTTTGTTCCGGAATATCAGCTGTACTTACTTGATTCGTTCCTGTACCAAAGTCAATATGAGTATCATCAATACCGTCAGTTTTAATTGTTACTGCGCCAGATGTAACTGTAAAGTGATCACTACTAAATGATGCTATACCTTTATTAGATGCAGTAGCATCTTCTGCAGATATTTCACCAGAAGATATGTCAATACCTTCACCAGCACTAAAGTGAGCTCGTGTTTCTGCTGCACTTGGCCCAGTGTAAGTAAATACGCCGGTTGAACTATTATAAGCAAAACTACCATCACCGCCTGCATCTGTGGCAGAGACATAACCTCTTATTAATGGACGATAGTATGTTGTTAATTCAGCCGAATCAATTGCTAAATCTCTTGTTGATGCAATTGTTCCACCACCCTTTAAACCAACACCTGCGGTTATAGATACTGACGTATGATCAATATGTTCATTAGCTACAAACCCTGATAAATTATCATGCCTTATTATTGGTTCATAGTAAGTTAAAAGTTCAGCAGAATCAATAGCCAAATCTCTAGTAGATGCAATAGTGCCTCCACCTTTTAAACCAAATCCTGCAGTTATTGAAACTCCGCTGTGTGCGACATGTTCATCACCTACAAAATTAGTAAGTGCATCATGATCTATAGATGGAATATTTCCAATGTCAGCAATTAATAATGTTGGTATTCTTGCAGAGTCAATAGTTCCTGTTAAAGATGCTGCAGGTAAATTAGTTAATGATGCACCTGATCCTGAAAATAAAGGAGCATTTATTTCTCTATTTGAAATAAATTTAGCACCGGAATGTTGATAGTTAAATGTAGGATTATTGACAATTGCTGAATCACCCCAAGTGAATCCTGCGCCATTAAGTGCTGAACTATCTGCTGCACTATCAGCTATAACAATATTTTTATCTTTTAGTACTATTGCAGATGAATTAATAGTAGTTTGAGATCCTTCAACTTGAAGGTTACCCATAATCTTTACTGTACCAGTAGCATCACCAATTGCAGCTGGATCAATTATTAATTCAGCTGGACCTCTTAATTGTGCAAATGTTGGTGTAGCTGCTGAATCTAAAGGCTGAGGACCTCGAATATCACCTGTACTACTATTGTAAGATATGCCGTTACTTGCACTTAGATGTGCTCTAACTTCTGCAGATGACGGTCCAGTGTATGTGAATACACCTGTAGAGTTGTTATATGCAAATGATCCATCACCACCTGCATCAGTAGCACTTACAGCGTTCTTTGCATCACTGTCTGCTCTTGCTGTGGTGTAATAAAGATTGGTTTGTTCAGGAATATCAGCCGTACTTACTTGATTTGTACCTGTACCAAAATCAATATGTGTATCATCTATTCCATCGGCTTTAATGCTGACAGCACCAGATGTAACTGCAAAATGTTCAGTGTTAAATGATGCTATACCTTTATTAGATGTTGATGCATCTTCACCGGATATTTCGCCAGAAGATATATCAATACCTTCACCGGCACTAAAGTGAGCTCTTGTTTCAGATGCACTTGGACCGGTGTATGTAAGAATTCCAGTAGAATTATCATAAGCAAAACTTCCGTCTCCACCTGCATCTGTTGCTGATATGAAACCTCTAATTTGTTGTCTAAATAAACTCGTAAGTTCTGCAGAATCTATCTTAATATCACCAGAAGTAATAGCAATACCGGATCCTCCAGTAAAATGTGCTCTCACTTCACTTGCATTTGGACCTGTATAAGTAAATTTACCAGTAGCAGAATCATAACTAAATGATCCATCTCCTCCAGCGTCTATTCCAAGTAATGCACTTCTTGCTGCAGAATCAGCTCGTGCAACTGTGTAGTATAGATTATTACCTTCAGATAAATCTGTTGTTGATCTTGCATCGAATGCAGAATCAATATCGGAGTCAACCCTCGATTTTAAGTAATATAAATTAGTGCCTTCTGGCAATTGACCAGTATTTGCATCACCTAAATCAGAATCAAAATTTGTTTTAGTGTAAACTTGTTCTACATCAAATGTAAACTGACCGGTGCCAGAGTTATATGTTAAATCTCCACCAGCTGTAAAATATCCACGAATGTCTTGTTTGAAGTTTGCTTCTAATTCTGCAGAGTCGATGCTTAGCGTGTTGCTAGCATTATTGTAAGTTAAACCTACACCTTCAAGAACAGCACTATCAAGTGTTATATTGAAGTCAGAATCAAAATTTGCTTTTGTATATACTTGTTCAACATCGAATTCAAATATACCGGTGCTGGCATTATATGAAAGATCACCGCCACTGGCAAACATATTTCTAATTTGTTGTATAGAACCTTGTAAATTAAAATTTACTGGAGCTCCAACACTGTCTGTGGCTGCAAAACCTCCACTGGAATCTTTTAAATTTATGCTACCTAAGTGTATTGTAGTTCCACTTAAATATAAATCTCTGAATTTCTTAGCACTGTCACCTAAGTCAAATGAACTATCTAGTGTAGGAACAATGTGGCCTTTTGTTGTAAGACCTGTTACGACTGGTGTTTTATCGGAATCTATAGCAATGATTAATTTGTCATTACCGGGTGAATATTCTCTTGCTAAACCTTGACCGACATCGAATGTAAAGTTCTTAAATGCGTTTTCAGCTGAATCATAGACTAATATTTGACCATCAGATTTAGTTGCGACACTAAAGTCTGAAAAGTTATCAATGGACAATCCAGTCTGTGCAGTACTTATTGGTGTACCAACTACAATCTTTTTGATGAAAGTCTGTTGGCCTGTAACAACCTTAATTGCCATTATTTCCTCACTTAGTTACGGATGGAGTTACTTGTATGCGTCCTTCCATAATTCTTTCGACTATGGTGTTGCCAGTTCCACTTTCAGCATGAGATAACTCAACATCATATACGTGTCTTCCCGGCTTCAACGCATCAGTTTGTGTATTGGTAAGAGATAAAGTAGCAGTACCATCAGTATTACTTGTTATTACTGTAGTAAAAGCTGTAGCTTCAGAACTATCTGTATTGAAAGTTTTCTTTATCTTACCAGTTACTGAATATCCTAAGAGATTCTTAGCTGCGCCGTTGATGTCGACTAAATGAAGTTCAATAGTAGTGTCAGTACCTTGATCAATGGTAAATTCGTGAAATTGGGCCATGAAATACTCCGGTTGATTTCTTTGTCGGACGCTAACGCCCCTGCCTTTAAGTCTATTTATACAAAAACGACTCTTAAAAACCTTTAACCGAAGTTATTCCTGTATGTTGGCTGCTGTCGAGAAGTGCAGTGCCTTTATTTAAATCGTGAATTGCTAAAGGATTGCCACTTTCATCAGTGCTTGGTAGTGTAGATGTAATATTATATGAACCATCTTCAGAATTTCTAGTTCCAGTAAGTGATCCACTTGTTGCAACAGATGACCCGCTTAATGGATTATTTGTTCCACCCATTGTAACTGTATGATCAGTATTATTAGTGAATGTAAATTTTCTGCCAGTTTCAGTGGAAGAAACTCTTACATCTCGTATCTGACAAAATGAAGGTCTTCCATTTTCAAGTTCAACAACAGCATGCTGATTAGATGTATTTAAGTATATTGCAACACCAGTCTGGCCGGCATTACCATTATTAACACGTTGAAATGCACTAAACCATCTACAAAAACGATAAGTGTTTCCGCCAGCACTATGAGTTGTATTGTTTGTAGGAGGAAACGAACCACCGACACCAGTAATTGGACCGTCAGTACGATTGCCATCTTCTACGAATGCATGTGTGAATGTCATACTAAAATCAGATCTTATAACATTAGTCAACATTCTTCCACCAAATTTAGTTCCAGTTGAAGTGCTGTAGTACGCTTGATTTACTGCAGTACTTCCTCTATTACCTCCTCCAGAAGGAGGATAACCTACTGTAATTCGATAATTATCATTCCATGATGTACCACCACCCGATCCATAACTACTACCAGGGTCTGGTCTAATATCATTAATTTGTGTTTGAGTGTATGTATGATTTGTATCAACTACAACTTGTGTAGTATCACCTGTACCAGCGGTTGTGGTGCCAGTGTGACTTGCACTACCTTGAGTTATTGTGGTTGTTTTACCAGTGGCTCTTATCGCACCAGATCCTTTTAATTCTACTGTTGTACCTCCAGGCGTATCCATATCTAATGGCGCATCTGAACCATTGTCAATGTTGAACCCATTTGTATCTAAGATGACTTTTTTATGATTAGTAGTTGAGTCTAATGTTAATTGACCAGACACATTGCCTGTCAGCTTGTATAACTGTATCGGAAGGTTTATTTTTGCACCGGCTTTTGAATTTAAACTTCCGGCAGAGTTAACCTCAGTAAAACCAAGATTTGAAATAAGTGGAGCACCCATGTATCACCTATGATTTAACTGTTTCAACAAAAGAGAATGCTGTTCCGTTATAGAATCCAACTGCAAGTTCAACCGAGTTTCCTAATGATATACCTTGAGAACTTCCGCTTGTATTCCAATTTATTGTAAGATTGTTGCCACCTGTAATTTTATCTACTACGACAGTTTGTCCTACATTCAAACTACCTTTTGCGATATTAAGTGTAATATCACCGCTCGTTGTATTTACTCTTACATATTGATCATCACTTGATGGAGGAGTGAATGTTTGTGAACTTGTAATTGTCGATGGATTAGCAACTGCACCAGGACCGGTATATGTAAATACACCTGTTGAATTATTATAAGCTAGTGATCCACTACCACCAGCATCATTAACTGAAACTAATCCTCGTATTACTGATGAATCAACCGAAAGATTACCAGCTGCAAAGTCAATACCATGACCTCCACTAATATGTGAACGTACGCTATCAGGGCTTGGTCCAGTATAAGTTATATTTCCAGTAGCTGAATCATAAACTAATCCTCCGTCACCTCCGGCATCGAGAACTTGGAATGCGCTTCTTGCTGTTGTCGTAATGTCAGCAGAATCGAGTAAATCAGTTTTTGTTTTTAATTCGTTAATAGCACCTACAATATCTGAGTCTATAGTTGTATTGAGGTTTACTAAATCACCAATAGCGCCTGATATTTGATTAGTTTTTGTAACCCAGTTGGTTACTGTATCTGTTAGGTTAACCGTAGTTTTAGCCATCTAATTTCTCTATAATTTGAGTTAACATTTTTTTAATATCACCAACTTCATCTTTTAAATCTTCAAACTCTTTTTCTTTTTGTCGTTTTCCAAGCTTTCTTTTCCTTGCCGCACTGATCTCATCTTTATTTATATTCAAAATAGCTCCTGTAGATGTATCTCTTACTAAGTTGCTATGTCCTTCTACATCTTTATACACTTAATGCAATCACTCTTAAATTTCTTAATACTGGTACAAGGGCTTGATTTGTACTTCTAAATACTATCTTAGTTTGATATTTTTTAAATGCTGTTAAATCACCACCTAAACCTCCATGTAGAAATGTGTACTGTCTGAATATTTTAGGATTATCATCTGAAGGTACGATTGTTTCTGCACTTAGTAAAGTAAAATTTTGTTCTCTTATATTTTCATCTGCATCACATGTTCTGACATAAACTTGAAAGTCTGCAACGGATGGCCTATTAGCATCTATTAAAATTTTAAGACCGACTGCTTCTTCTTCAAGTACTATAGCTCTTGACAAATGCTTAGATGCAGCACTTCCACCAATCGAAGATGTTTCATCTACAAAATTTAATGGAACGTTAAAGTCGTCAGTTACGCTTGATGCCTGCCTATCTATTATATTATTAATTAATGCCACTGAAGATCTTTGTAAATCTATCATTCCAGCATTATTAGAATCTTGATTTAATTGTATTTCCATCTCTAATGATTTAACACCAGAACCTAATTCACTTGTTTCAGCACTGTCATGCGCAACTAAGTTCAATCTTGTAAGATTAGTGTTTTGCAATAATCTTAATGATTGAAATTCTGTGTCTTTTTGAAAAGCAGTTCCTACTCCACCATATGATTTACCAGTAGTAGTCTTTACCGTAGTGTTAATGTTTGCACCCGGTGGTACAATTGTTTGTATGTTAGGAAATATTTTATTATATGCTATATTTTTTGTAGATTGTACTAAAGAACCTCCGCCTATAGCATCTGAATCAGCAGCTGAGTCTGCAGTGAATTGATATCCTGTAAAATCCATTGCAGTAATATTGTATCTTTTATTTAATGTAGATGCAAATATTCCGCCAACACCTGCAGAATCTACGCCAGATATAACTACAGGTTGACCAACTTGCATACCATGATTTGGATGAAGCACTGTAACAGTTTGAGATCCAGATGTTGTTGTTATTGGATTTTTTAATAAAAGTTGTTTCGGCACCGGTGCGTTTTTAAGTCTTACTGTAGATGATGTGGTTTTGAATTTAGCTCTGTGTATTCTAAATGTTAAATCTTGATTTTGCGCTGGTGTAAATGTTGTTGCATTTTGTGAATAAAATAAACTTCCTAAAGTTGGTTGCTTATTTATTCGTTTTTCGGTAGATCCTACTACAAATTCATTTATTTGTGCTACATACACTTCGTAATCTTTAGAGTCTGCGGTTATTACTAATGCGTAATCTCTTTGGCCTGCTAAATATAAAGGTTCATCTAATTCAAAAGAAACCGCAGTTGCTGCATCATTAGAAACATTAGCTCCTCCTGAAAATGTACTACCCGGTAAAGCTTTAATACTACCCGGAAGAACTTCACTTGCAGAAGGAGAACCATTCGACATAGGTCTTATCTCTATTTGTATTGGCGCGCTCGTATCAGCAGATTTTAAATATAAATCTATTTTTGTGCAGTAAATGCCGCTTGGCTGTGCAACATAGAAAGATTGCGCTAATGGATGCTTTCCTACCTTATATCCTGTTGAACTTATTGCCATCTTATATTTCTCCTAAAAATTATCATTATGTCCATCCACCTACATCAGCTGTAGTACTTCCGTATCCACCAGTTTCATCGTGAGAGGATGTATCAAAACCACTTGATGATGCATCCAATCCACCCGGACCACCTGTTGAGGTGTTTCCTCCAAAATCGCTGTAATTCATATTGAAATTTTTACTATAGTTATCGATATGATCTAATTCAGGCACACCTTTAGTTGTAGGCTTATTAGATACCCAGCTACCGTCGACTAATGTATAACCCCAACCTCCTATGCCGCCATCATCTCCTTGACTACCGTAATAAAAATATGGTCTATATATCAATCTACTTGATTTGTATTCAGCTTGTTTAGTATCTAAGAAACCTGAAGCAGTATATGGAGCTGATGATATAGCTGCTGCATTTTTTTCATTGTCAACACTAATATCAAGTATTTTGAATTGTCTAGTTCCTGTTCTTATTCTTGTAGTATCACTATTTGGTACAATAAATGATCCAGAAATAAATCCATCAGCGTCTGTTACTAATGTAGATGCACCATCAGGATGTGTAGTAATATTTTTTAAAGTGTTTCCAAAATCTGAATCAGTGTCAGAATAAAATTGAAATGCAGTATGGCCTCCAGCACCATTAGTTAAATTAGAAATGTTGTTTCCGTCTAAAAATGTAAATACTCTTGTGTTAGGTCTTAATCCTGTCGCCTTGAAATAAACTTTTCGAGCTCTCATAAAATGTGACAATACGGATTCAATGACTCTATCTTCAACTAAGCTTAATATTGCTTCATTAGTAACTACTCTTTCTAATGCTTGATCTGTAGTAGTTCCACACCAATCATATACGTGATTATCATATAAATTAGCAGGTTTCCGTGAAATTGTAGTTCCACCTTGAACTACTTTATCTGGTAATCTTTCAACATCTCTCCATTCATCAGTAGATGGAGATAATGATATAGTTCCGGTGTATATTGTTACTGCAAAAGGATTAATCTTTATAGCTTTACTTGCAGTTGTTTGATCAATGAATAAAACTTCATCGTGTGTTGGATAAACGTTATCACCTTTTTTTATAGTGTTTACAGAAGCCGCTGAATCATAAATCATTCTTATTTGATCTTCGTGTGTTTGTGGACGTAAGTGTTGATTACGTAAATCAAGTGAAGCCCTATATTCATTAGAAGGGACTAACTGCGACATTGTGTGATTTTTAAAATTATCGACTAAAAATCCACTTTTTGTTCTATTATTACCTGAGGAGTCTAAAACTTCAAAGTTTTTAGTGTCTATCTCTAGTAAATTTAATGTAGTAAATTCTTCTAGCTTATCGACTCTTTTTTCAATTTGCCCAATATCTTTCATAGTAAATCGTCTATAATTAAACCTACTTAATGATGTGTCAGAATCATTAAGTGTAGCAGGATTCATTACAACATCAAATAATGGAAGTGTTCCTTCGAGTTTATCTGGAAAAGTAGGAGTGAATGAAGGAGCACCTTCAATAAGTGATAAGTTTGAATTACGGTCTATCACCAGTTTATTAGCAGTTCCTAAATTATAAGTCACATCTGCAGTTATCGTTGTTCCATCTTTAGGCAACTCAATCATCGTAGATCCGCTTCCACCAAAATTACCAGCTGAATCTCCAACTGATCTAAAATCAATAAAGTTTCTTAAATTTATAGTTCTTCCAGAAGGTGTTCTATAATTAGGTATTTTATCATAGTCTACTTGTCCTGCATATGAGTTTACAGAGAAGTAATCACCAGATGTGCTTGGCTGAAAGAATTTATATTTAACAAATATGTTTCCAGCTGGTGCGGCTTGGCCAGCTGCTAATATCAATCTACCTGGTTCGTATCTCGAAGGTCTTTGTCCATTATCTAAAATAAATCTAGATGAATAATCTACGCTGCTATCTCCAGCTTTTACTATTTGATCAACTTCAAATATATCTGCACGTTTCATATTAATAAATTTAAAACCTGCACCATCAGATTCAACTGAATTAGTTAAATTAAAAGTAGTTAAAGTTTTAACTTTTGGTGTTGTCTGAGTTTTACTGACATATGAAGCAAGTTCTATATTAGAAGAACTTGAAATTGTTGCAACATCTGCAGCTGTTCCAAAATTTGCAGTACCGCCAGTAGCTCCGCCAGATAAAGTTATTGTAGGAGATGCAGCTGATACATCACTGTCAGCTTTTGCAAAAACAAAGTCACCTGTCTGTGTATATACTTCACCAGACGTTGTTAATCCCGTAAGTGTTACTACACCAGAACCATTTGCAGATAAACTTGAAAATTTTCTTTGAGCTGTATAAATCAAATCAGTTAAAGATTGAGGTCTTTGTCTTGGAAGCGCAAATAAACTAAAATCGTTAGTAGGTTCTTTTAAAACAGATTTTGAGTTTTCTTGTGTAATATCAAAGTAATTATTTGTACTTGTGCCTACACTTTTTACATTACGAAAAGCTTGGCCAGAATTCATGATAATATCTGTTAAATGTATTTTTAAATTAGTACCACTTTTGGTTACAGCTTTAACTCTTGCAGTACCTATTGTGCTTCCACCATGTGTAACTGCTGTTCTTAGATTCATTAATTCAAGTTCATCAAAATTTGGAATACCTTGTGTTTTTCCTAAACCACTATGAGCTACATCTACTAAAATGTGATGGCCAAGTGCTGCGCCTGTAGGTTCATTATTAATAATAGTTCTTGCAGTTGGTTTTGCTGTCCTTATGGTTGTTGGATATCCACGGTGTGATCTGTATCCGTCTACTACTACGGTTCCATCACTTACTTTAAGCAATAGATGAGTATTCTGAGAATCAAGTTCGAATCTAGCATTAAACGGTTTGACAATATAATCACCAGAATTTTCTTTAATTCTAGTAGCTATTAATTTACTTGGTATGTTATAAGATGTATCGGTATCGACAGCTTCAAATACAGCGCCATCAACAATAGTTGCTACATGTATAAAATTTTCATTTGAAGTTATTTCACTTCGCTCTGCAATAGTAAGTTGAATTCTATATCTATCTGCGCCAGGCGCACTTACATTAGGAACTGATCCTTGATTGTCGTAAAGGGCATTGTTGTCACTTGCAGTTATTACTTCTTCAACGGCTTTAAACCCAATGTCAGTTGTTGGAGTATCAGTATATTTTGATATTATTTTGCTTTGATCTTGAGTAAATACAAAATTACCTCGAGCATAATATATACCGCTACGCAATGTTACTTGAGTTCCTTTTCCGGTAGAAGGATCAGCCACTGTTGATAATTTAACTTTTAAGTCAGTTCCATCTGACACATCCATAACTTCATTAGTTGCCATTCTTTGCGTTACTACATCAGTACTACCTTGAGCTGAACTTGTATTTGTGTACTTGACATACAGAGTTGCAGGATCACTTCCAGATGCAGCTACTACTTCTATTATTGTTGCAACTATAGATGAAGTTTGTCCTGTTACGGTTTTACCTACAAGAGTTGTAATATCCGTTGGTAAAACGTGAGATGGATTAGTCGTATCTAATTTAATAAATTCATATTGTGGATTTATATTAGTTCCACCGGGTTGAACAACTGCACCTTCTTTGAATACATTATTACCGAATCTTTCAATTTGTTTTTGTAGTATTGTTTGAAGTTGTGTTAGCTCTCTTGCTTGTAATCCAACACCAGTATTAAATAATATTCTATGAAAGTTATCACTATCACGAAAATCATCTTTATACGTGGTTGATAAGCTGGTTTCTGTAAATGTTGTCGCCATATTAATATCCTACTAAAGTGTAACTACTACTTTTATATCTTCTGTTTGTGATGCATCTCTTATAACTGGTGCTCTATTTTCTATATATAAGATATCTCCAGAAGTATTTATGAGATCTTCTGATGCGGGAGCCACGGCAATAGTTCCTGTATTGCCTTGCTCGTCTGTTAATGTATCACCAACTCCAAAAGGTGTATATCCTGTACTATCTGTTTGATGAAAATAAACATCACTATCTGAAACTTGGTTTACGTATGCTTTTGCTGGTGGTACAGTGTTATTAAAAATTAACTCGTCAACTGCTAAGTTTCCTGCAAATGTTAAGTCAGTTTTTAAGAATCTTAAAGCTTTACCACTTGTTGCAGTTAATGTAGTGCCATTTGCTGAATCTGTTTTTGGATTCTTAATTAACATAACTTGTCTAAAATCTACATTAGTTCCTGCTAAAAAGTCTCCGCCCTCTGTTCCAGATGGTTTAGCATTAAACATTAATGAGGTTGCTTTTAACTCATCTCTTGGATCTTTACCAATTCCGTTAGGTGGACCAATGATTGCTCGAGCAATTGCACCGCTTCCGCCACCGCCTGTGATAGTTACTGTTGCGTTATCATAATTTTTACCTGATCCTGAGCTTTCATTAAGCATTTCAACCTTAACAACCGATCCGCCAGAAACAGTTGCTGTTGCTTGTGCACTATCACCGATTGCTCTTGAATTTCCTGTGATTGTAATTGTTGGAGCCGATGAATAACCGGTTCCTCCATTAGTAACTGCAATATTAAGTATTCTGCCAGCAACTGCAGAATCCTGTACTCCTAGCTGTTGAGTCTCAATAGCGTTAGATGCAGTTCCAGCTGAATCAATTACTTGAATAGGCACAAAGTTGGCTGATAAAAATGCACTTGCATTTGCAGCACTTAATGCATATAAAAACTTCCATGTATAACCGTCAGCCGTTGTAAATGCGTGGTTAGTTGTGCCTGTTGGTTTTACGGTTGATACGTTTGCTGCACCTGTTGCATTTTTACTTTGTTGTATACATATGTAAACTTGGTTGTCTTCAGTCAGTACGTAATAACTGTTTGTAGGTATTGCAGTAAGGTCATCATCAAAGGCATCGTATATAGAACCAGAAGACCAGTTCTTTCTTGGAATTACGTATGATACTCCAGCAACAGCCTTTACTGATTGTAGAGCAGCTTGTGCTTGTCTTATTGTCCTAGGTGTATCTGTTGGTGTTGGTACTGTTTCAGTAGAATTCCACTGATCATTCTTTCCAATTCCAATGTAGTATCTACCAGTAAGGTTTTCAACTTCATCAAATATATTTTGCATGAATTGTTTTTTAAATGGGTCTGTAATTATTGCTGACATATTCTATTCCTTATGATACCGTTACTTCACCTTGGTTTCCTACTAAAAACCAGTTTGATCCGTCCCATATACAAGTACAACCATCGTTCTGTGCTAGAACAAATTTAGTACCTTGTGCAAAGTTAGTTGGTGTAACGTGCATTGCACCTGCACCTTTGTTTGTAAAAATCTTGTATTCACCTACAGTTGTTCCATCCGCTAATGATACATCTAGTTGAGAACCTTTATTTCCTATTATTAAAGTTGCTGCTGTACTTGCCGCACCATTTGCAGTTATAGTTGAAGAACTAAAAGCTGCTTTATTAAGTTCAACAGAACCTGTTCCCTTTGGTGTCATAATAATGTTTAAATTAGTTCCACCACCTGTAGCAGAAAGCGTTGGGCCCGTTGATGATGCACCATTTGCTATTGTTAATTCATTTACTGCACTTCCAGTTGCAGTTATTTTTATAACCTCATTACCAGTTGTATCATTGATAGATGTTCCTACCTTAGGAGTGTTTATAGTTGGTGATGTTAGTGTTTTATTAGTTAATGTGTCGGTTGTAGCTCTTCCTACAAGTGTATCCGTTGATGTAGGTAAAGTTAAAGTACCAGTGTTTTTAATTGATGCTATAGTTGGTACTGTTAATGTTTTATTAGTTAATGTTTGAATTGTATTATTAAGAGTAACTGTGCCAGTTGAATCTGGTAATGTTATAACATTATCTTGTGTTGCATTTGTAGATTTTAATCTTGTTTCAAAATCATTAGCCGAAGAACCTTCAAATACTACTGCATCATTTTCTAAAGTAATTTGTGATGATAGATTACTACTATCTCCTCCACCGAGTAATGCATATACTTCAGCAAAGTTTGCATTTATCTTAGTGCCAGCAGTTCGTAATGTATCTCCATTACCATCATTTGCTGAGCTACCTATGCCTATATTTTGTCTAGTCATTTAATCTTTCCTAATAATAGTTCTATTTATACCAAAAACATTCGTTATGAATTAAAAGATGAATCAAATTGTTCGTTATCCATAGTTTCTAGTGCAATTGAGAAGTCTGGTCTTGCTGTTCCTGCACTGTCACCTATATCACTATCATCAAATGTAAATGATTTAGCAGTTAATATTTCATTGATATTACCATAGATAGTATTTAATTCATTGGCAGGTATAGATTGGTATTTATCAATTGTTTGACCAAGCTGTGATCTAAACCCTCCACTGTCTATTGATAATCCTCCTGATAAAAGTGTCATTTGAGTAAATGGTGCAATAGCACTCATAACTGCAGATGATATAACACCAGGGTTACCACTATCTGGAGATGCTAATGGTGCACTTAATGTTCCTACAGCTTCTACATCCGTTTGAACAGTACCTGCAATGTAAAACCCCGCAGGATGCACAAACTTTTTATATAGTTCAATCCATGTAGTTTGTGCTAATGGACTTTTTATTAATATAGAATAAATCTGGTATAGCGCATTATTTCTAATAAATTTATTCGATTCAGCACCAATTCTGCTTAGCGGTCCAGCTGAATCATGACCTACTGTGAATATATCATTCTTTGGATATTCTACTTCTACATTTTGCTGATAGAAAGCTCTAAAAAATTCTTCGATAGAAAACCTACTGCCTTTAGTTCTATGCAATTCATGTATTCTTTGTGCATAAAAATTAGGATCAATGAAGTTGTCTCCAGTATTACCTGCAGCTATTTCAGATATCAATGTACTTAAAAGTTTTGAAGGTACTTCTTGAGTATCACGTGTTTGATATATTTGTCTTAGTTGATTGTCAAAAGAACTAACATCATCTGAATCTAAGTAGTCATAATACTTTTCTAAAAAAGTAACGAGCTTTGGAAAATCTTGTGTAAAAAATTCAGGTAAAGCATCACGTACTTTTCTATGAAGAAAGTTACGTGGTCTACGATTTTGATGATATTTAATTTCAGCCATTAATAACTCGAACTTGTTGTTGCTGAGGTTGAACCTCCACCTAGAGAAACTTGAGTTTCCTGATAATCAAGTACTGCAGATGCCTTTGAGGCTGCAATATCAACATCTAAAACAGTAGCTCTTAATGGACGTATTGTACTTTGATTTGCAGGAACAGCTGAGAATTTAATTGCATCTCCTGAAAAACTTGTAGGATTAAATCCAACTAAATCAACTCTTCCAGCTGCAGTATCGTAAGAACCTATATTATCAACTTCTACTCCTCCACCAGTATTTACTACCTGTAAAACGTTAGTGTTTAATCTATTTTCAATTGTACATTCTTTTGAATTGAAAGTAAATCTTGAAGATGTTATAATTTTAAATGTATCATCTGATACAGCCAATGCTACAGGAAAGTTTATATTATAATTCTTGGCTATACCTAAAGACGGCACCAGCCTTTGTTGAACCTTTATTGCCATTCTTGTGTTTAATATAGCTTCGTCTATTTCATCTATAATAGTTAATAAGTTTGATCTTCTAAAAACACTTCCAAATTTTTTCAAGTTATTTGAAAAGAATGTATTGATGTTTGTTTGTATTAAGTCCTGTGTAGCTCCTGAAGTGTTACTCGTTAAATCTGGATCAAAGTTAAATGTAGTAGATAATTCCAAAAATGTAGTTTGTGGATCTATAAATACCGTATCGATACTCGCGACTGCAAAGTTATTTGTTAACTCACTTATAATTCGTGATTTGACATCTAACTGAGTTGCATCATCTACATCTGATTTAAATTTTAATGACACATACACTCTACCGTAAACCGGAGGATCGTTATCTGCTCCGCCCCAAGATGTAACATCATCGATGTATGATCCGTAATTAGTTAAAATTTGTGCAGTATAGTCTTCAGCCGTAACCATTCGTCTTTGAGATGTAAAATACAAAGGAGCATTTTGTCTGATTGATTCTATGCCTTCTCTAAATGATCCACCTGCGGCCGTTGATGTAGTAGTACTTACAATATTAACGCCATTTACTTGTGCTGTTGTTGAAAAGATACTTGCGCCGTTAGCATCAGGTCCCTTTGTAGATAAGTAATCTATTACAATTTTATTACCTGCTTCTGGAGCTTTACCTGTACTTATGCCATCTCCGAATATTACTTCATAATACCCGTTAGGTACTTCTTTAATTTGATAGTGTGTGGAAGCAGCAGTTATTCTAGTTGCTTCTTTAATGTTAGTGTAAGTATCAAAGGTAGAACCACCTGCATCATCAAATACTCTAACACGTATTGTAGTCGTATCCATACTTAAATCAGGTATTACATAAATTTGTGAATCAGTTGTATCACCTACAAAGAATGTTTTTGTTTTTTCTATTCCTTCATAAATTGGAATATCTGATAAACCTTGAGATGTTTTAAATGTATATGTTCCTGACGAATTAGGCACTGCAGTGTATGCTTCTCTTGTTTGAAAAGTATAACTAACACTGTCTATTGAAGTTGTGAATTGTGTATTTCTTGGTAAAGTAATAAGGCTCGGTCTATTGTCATCTGTTATAGTGACAGTAATTGCGAGCTTGGCCAGTGATGAAGCATAAGATCTTGGAACATATCCTAAAGCTTCTGCATGAGATATAATAGAACTTCTTAGTTGTGCGGTGTTTAAAAAACTTTCATTAAGTGCAAAGTTAGTTGTCAATCCATTAAAGTGTGTATTATAAGCTAATACATCTAGTATGTTGCTTAAACCGGAAGCTTCAAAATCATAATCAGCAAATTCATTTTGTCTTTTAAAGTAATCTTTGAGCCGTGTTTTGATGGTATCAAAATCGAGATCTGTTGATGTTATTGTTGTTGCCATTTATCTTAACCTTGTTAAATTTAATTCTACTGAATCTTGTTGTAAAGTAGCTACTATTAAAAAATTTACTTTAACTCTTACTTCGTGTCTATCTGGGCTTACTACACTCGTAATATTTACTACTCGAGCTCTTGGTTCAAACGCTTCAATGGCGCTTGCAATATCACCTTCTAAATTTACATCATCGATTTCAGTACTCAATCTAAATAACATAGCAGAAAGGTTACCACCAAATCTATGCATAAAAGGTCTTTCAGTGAAATTAGTTAATAGTAAATTTCTTACTGCTTGTTTTACAGCAGATCCACTTGTTTTTTTAAAAACATCTGCACGTAAATTTGTTCCATCACTATCCAATCCTATAAATTTTGCAGCAAATGATAGATCAATATCCTGATCAACGCGTGTTCGTGAAACAGCTATACTGGTTTTATTTAGATTCCCATCTTCATTCGAAAAAACTCTTGTAGGCATTCTGTTTCCTTAAGTATATGTTCTATTTATACATAAAAACATCAATAATTTCCTAAGCCTGCAGATGATGAGCCAGAACTAGTTCCTGAGCTTGAAGAAGCACTTACTTCATTTGAAGGATATAGCGTATATATATTTGCATTATAATTCTGAACAGCATGATTTTGATTAGACAATGGCATATAAAACTCTATTTCTGGATATTCTATAAACGTATGTTTATGAACAGAGCCACTAGCTTTAGTACTATCTAAATAGATTGGATAAAAATAACCTTTTTGGCCAGAAGTATTTCCAAAATTACTTGTACCATAAACTGCATAAGCTTTCGATTCATCTAATGGTTGTGGTGCAGATGAAGTTGTTGTTTCTTCTTCACCAACTTCTAAAAATTCACCTGTAGCTTGAACAGCATTATTAAATCTTGTTTCAATAACTTCATTATATGTTACATTCCATGGTGCTATTATTTCAGGCATGATTAATACTATATCAACATGCAATCTACCATTCGTGTTGTAACTATCATAGTTTAATATTATCTTATCATAATCTATATTATTTTTAAGATAAACTGCAAGATCGAATGTTTTATCAAATGCTATTTTTCCGTCATCACCAATCAATTCATACACTACAGCTCTTCCATTTGTCTTTAAATAATTTATACCATCAGTTACATCTAAATCTTCGCTCGGTCCTTCTCTATAAAACCCTTCAGATACTACTAATCTGAAATTTTCGAAACCCTTTGCACCTCGTAAACCAGGCGATGAATTTATTGACTGCATTACTTGAGCATGTAAGTAATATTGTTTAGCTAATAATAGTTTATCAGGAGTTGCTAAATGATTTAAACTATTAGGATCACTGTAACTACCTAAAAATTTAGATAGTGTAATGCTTTGTGCTAATCGTGTACGTCCTGTTATTTCAGATTGAAATGTAGGGTCGTATTGAGCGTCTGGTATTATGTCTAACGTAAGTGCCATTATGTTTGATATACTTTCGATTTAGGATTAGAAGGTCCCATAGGTTCACTTCCTCTTTGTGATTTATCTTTAATGCTAACTGACTTTCCAAATTGTGGAGGTATAGTGTTTGCAAAATCTTTTGAAACTAATCCTTCTGATATTACCTCACCAACAAATGTTTCATTAGCAAGAGTTTTAGGATCACGTAACTTTGATCTAGTAGATTTTGCATTCAAATCAGTCACGGTTATTCCACCATAGTTTCTACTTCTATCAACTGTAAATTTTAAATCGTCAAACGTATCTATTTCAACTTGTCTAACACCATATTCTGGTGATGTTATTATAGAATTTAAAACTGTAGTGTCCGGCCTGTCAGTGTTTTTATCTGTTGCAGTTGTGACAGTAGCTGGAGATTGACTACTACCTGCACCTATTGCACCTGCAGTGCCTGCTGTAGATGCGTTACCAGATAAATTACCATTGAATGTTGGAGCTGACATTCCTCCTGTAGCTGCAAAGAAAGTTGCATGCATAGATGTAGAATTTACTCTTGGTATATGCGCGGTATGACCGTAGTAAACTATTTCGTCTCCACCGATAGTTCCGCTATCACCTGCGAGTGTAAGACTTCTAGCACTAATATTTACGTCTGGTGATGTTGCAATAAATTTCTTTTCAGTAGTCATAATAAGCGTGCCGGCTGCATCTAACTCAATAAATCCTTCAACATTTGTTTCATAGTTTCCTTTTATAATTTGGTTTTTATCACTTAAGACTGTTTGTGTATCTGTACCTAAAACTGTTTCAGCTTTGTTTTGACCTATGTCTGTAGTTTTATTTTTAGTGACGCTTTGTATTGAATTACTTTTTATGATTTCTTCTTTATCACCTACAACATTTACGTTAAAATCACCACCAACTTCTAAATCAAAATCGCCTGCAACTTTCATTTTTAAATTACCGTTGTATACTACTTCACCATCGCCTTCAACAATGACTTTTTCATTAGCCGCTACAATTCTTAATGCATTGTTTGTAGAACTATAAATTACAGTTCCGTCTGCACGCATCTCTACGCCTGAACCTGTTCTATGTCGAATCATTACTCTTTCACGGCCATTAGTATCATCATATTCTATAATATGGCCTGATGCAGTTTCTTTGACTTGATTTTCTGGATATTGCGTAGAAGGTTCATCATTTAATTCTAAATCAACACCGGGTACACTTCCGCCGATATACACATTAGCAACTCGTGTTCCACGTGCAATATTGTTTACACCAGAAACACCTACATATTCTCGTCTTGGAAATCTTTTATCTGGATCGGATCTTCCATCATCTGGATTTGCTATCGATTCAAGTTCACTAGGATCTATATCATCAATTTCAGCCATTAAGTACTCCTATTTTGTTTTAAAGTAGACCCAAGAGTTTTAACACTGTTCGCATCTGTATTAACTTTATTAACAATATTATTAATCAACTTATTGTTTTCTTTCATTTTAGCTTGAGCTGCTTTATAATCCGTATCGAAATTTGCTTTTAAATCTCCATCAGGTAAATTTTCTGCACCAAATTTATCACTGATTGCATTTCTGCTATCACCATTTAAAGATGCTAATGCAGCACCTGCTTTCTTAAACATTCCATTAACATCATTATTAAATCTTTTACTTTCTGCAAGATCTGTGATAGTTTTGTTTGCTTCTGCATAAGATACTGGTTTTGATATTGTAGATGATGTTTTAGCGATAGTTGCAGGTCTTGTTACTGCTGTTTGAAGCTTTGGCGGAAATTCATCAAGATCAGTAAGATCATCATAACGATATACAAATCTATATTTAGATTTTACATTTTGCCTTACATTAAAAGTATTTTGTACACGATCACTTGCTTCACTGCTGCCATATACACCACAATCTGGAAATACCGTAAACCATGCTTTTAAAAATCTATCATACGTTTCAAATTGTTTAGAATTAGGAGGTGATCCACCAGAAAGTATAGTTAGCTGTACACCAGTTTTATAAAATCTTGGATATGCTATAGGTGTACGAGTTTTATCTATAGGTCTTGCTCTTTGTAAGCTACCATCAGTTAAAATTACATAATGAGAATTTATTCCGTATTCATTAGGTCTTATTGATATTCTTTCGAGTGCCGTTTCAGCAGCAGTTTTTCCATCAGACGCAGTATTCGTATTTTCAATTTCTCTTGTTAATACGCGTAGTTGAGCCTTTTTAACATACTCTTGCATACTTTTAGCATTAGCTTTTTCTGGAGGACCGGTGTATTTTGCAGGTTCATGAATAAATAATCCTCCTATAAAATCATCACCATTATTCTTTGGACCTCTATTGCAACTCTTAAATTCTGTAATTAATTCTTCTACAGAACTAACAAAAGTAAATTCGTAACTTTCAGGTGTTGCGTATCCAGAAAATGCATTTTGATCTTGCAATACATATGATATTTTCGGTGCACCTACACTTACTAAGTTTCCTCTACTCATATAATCAGCCACATTAGTTTGACCTCCACCAGATTCAATTAAATCTAAAGCGGCACCGGCAATTCCAGATATTCCATTTTTAATATCACCAAATGCACTTGATACTTTATTTAACAAACCAGCTACAAATTGTGCACCTAAATTTTGTTTACTTCTACCTAATCCAGAAAATGCTGCAAGTGGATTTAAGTTGAAGCCCGCTAAATTCAATTTGTCTTTTAATTTATCTTTATAAATCTTTGATGAAGTTTGTACAGCAACAGTTGAAGGATTGTTTTCTGGTTTTAAAGATTCAATAGTCCTTGATGGACTTATAGAAACATTTGATGCATATGTTCTTATTTTCTGTGGAGAAAGATTTGAAAAGTTTTTTTGCATTTGTTTAAGTAAAGATGCTGGAGATCCACTGGTAACTATTTTTTTCAATGAACCTGAAGCTGCAGGTGCAACACCGAATATACTCGTGAGTTGAGATGCATTAGTAGTATTTAATGTTAAACTCCCATCGCCGGCTGATCCAGTTAGTTTAACTGGCATTGCTCTTTTAGTTATTGTTTCACTTTCTTTAGCAAATGGTGTTAAAGATTTAAACCCATTGACTTCTTTTAAATTACCAATGGTTGTACCTTCGTTACTAATTTTATTTGTTTGTGTATTTTCTAATTTTGTAGAAAAGAAAGGTTGATTGTTTTTAGCCGCTTGATTGACATCTTCTTTAGAAATCAATTGACCAAACTGATCTCTCTGTGCAAATCCAGTATCAGTGAATGAAGCTTCAACTTTATCGTATGCTTGTATTAGGTTTATTATACCTGCAGTTTCATTATACTTATATTGTATACCTTCACTGAGAGATGTGTACTCAGGACTTTTTAAATTTAGTAGTTTTTGTTCTTCTTCAGTATAGTCAGTTCTGAGTCTTACACTATGAAGAAGAGATCCTGCAGGTATCTGAAGTTTATTAGAATTTAAAAATATTTTAGTTGCCATTATACGTTCACCAATTTATCGAATACTTCTTTTGCGTAGCTTATTCTTTTTTCTGTGTGTGCAAATTGTTTATTAGGTCTTTCATAATTATCTTGAAATAACTCAGCTGCTCTCTTGACTGTAGTTGATTTTCTTAACGGGCCATCACCTAAGTAGTTAAATGTTTCAAGTTCGTACTTAGTAAATAATAGTTGTGCACCTAGCGTTAAATGGTCTAAACCTAAGTTAGATGAATATTCTCTTAGTTGACCTAGTCTATTACCAGCTGCTTGCGCTGGATTCCATTGTGCTATTCCAACTGAACCTTCGCCTTGAAATCCTGATACTGTTGTTGGGTCAAGTGATGGACCACATTCAACACAAAAGTTACCTATAATACCACAAGCTTGCTCTACTGTATAATCGCCACCTTCTTCTGAAACAAAAAAATTAAATGCTTTCTCAATGTTAGTGTTTCCATCTAAGTCCAAGTCTATATTTCCTATTCCAGATTTTTTATTTAATGATGGATATGACGGATCAGCATCACCGCTTTGGTTTGCATAAGTTTCTATCTTAGGTATTGATCCTATAACTAAAGGCAATTGTGAATTTCTTCCATCTAAAAATATACCGTATACTTGTGCTCTTGGTTTTAAACTACTATTAGCACCTAAACCTGAACTACCGCCTTCTGTTACAGGTATCGCAACTTGAGCCCAAGGTAAATCATGATTAGGTATTAATGTAGTATCTGGAGTATGTATACCTTGTATACGAACTTTAACTCTATCGAGTTTAAGTGGATCATTTACATCTATAACTAATCCTATAAACCATCTGCTGTGATCACCATAAAAGATTTGACTCATAATGAAAAATCCTCTTCTAACGAAGCAAGTCTACCACACAATAATGTAGTAGTGTAAAAAGATTCGAATGCGTGTTTTGCTGAAACAATTACATAATCACCTGATTTTTTAGTATCAAATTTTATTATGTCGCTCCCTTGTGCTGAGCTTTCATTATCTACAAATAATATTCTTATAATTTTTCCTATAGTGTAGTTTTCATCTCCAGTTAAAAACTCTCGGCCTCTTACAGTTATTTCAATAGGCGATTTACTTAAAAACGATTTTAAAGCTCCTGATATTATTTTTTTTCTATGATTTCCTGCGTTGTCATCATCATGTAAACTTCTAAAATTTTGTAATCCATTTACATATGCACCTGATTGTGATATCTGTGTTATG